TATGACTGTATGTTAAGTGAGTACAGTAGAAGATATAAAAAGATACATGGTGCAATCAAACACTTCACACCCCTATGGGAAGGTAGAAAGTTTGTACCTGATTGGAAAAACTTTTTAACACCACACCCACAATGTTTTAGTGGGCATGATGATTTGAAGACAGATGAGAACTTTCCTATAGAGGCGTATAGGAAATTCTACATAGTTGACAAAACTAGGTTTGCTAGATACAACTATACACAAAAACCACAATGGATGAAAGGAGAAGTGGCATGAAGATACATAGAGTAGTACAGATGCTAGGAGCAACAACTAGCACAGGTAAATTAGCAGATGATATGTATGACTTAAATTATAAGGATTACTATTCAAAAGAAGAGGGAAAGTACATACCTATTTCACATATGGACTTTCAACATATGGTCAGAGCATTTGCAAAGTTATGTGCTGAAGATCAAGATGTAACCCTCGCAAAACATGATGGCAAAGCTGAACAGATGAAAGAACTTCAGCAGAAATATGACCATCTACGTGAGGTGTATGCAATCATGTTTGACAATTGTGATGTAAAAGATAAGCACATAGATGAGTGGAAAGAAAAGCACCAAAAGGAAGTAGACAATGCAGAGTTTTGGAAGAATGCTTATTATGAAAGTGTAGGCATCAAAGGTAAAGTCTATGTGTTTAGTGACATACCTAATGACTGTGATGGTCAAAGGTTTACTGATGACCTAAAGAAATATCTCAACAAGGAGTCTTACAAGATGCGTGTCAGAGGTCAATACCTCAAGGATGAAATCAAAGAGACTGAGGGTTGGAGAAAGTATGAGAGAGGTCAGCCTATTGATATGTCTAAATGTCTTAGAGTTTATATTGACACAAAGTAATCTAGACATATGGAGAACTAATCCTAACATGTTAGTTCCCTATTATCTTATGCACTCATACATCTACTATCAGTTGCACGACTCAATCATCAAAGACTATGAGTATGATGAGATGTGTAAGCAGTTAAAAGATAAGTGGGAGAGCATTAAACATTACCACAAGCATTTAATAGATGTGAATGCATTAGGAGCTGGTACAGGTTATCAGCTTGAATATAACCAACGTATAATAAGTGCAGCGACACTTTTATATCAACAACATAAAGGAGACTAACAATGGCTACAATAGATTTAACTGAAGGTACACACGTACACAAATCACCTGAGAGAATCAAGCTAGAAGAGATACGTAAGGCACTCATGGTGTTGACAGGCAATGATGGATGTGTACAATACAACACAGAAGTAATTACTATACTGTGTAACCAAATAGAAGAAGTAGAAAGAGAGGTATAATATGTGGCATAGAGTACATGATTTCTTTGAGAAAGATTTCAATAAAAAATATGGTGAGGGTACAAAGTTTGACCTTGACTATGGCAAATTATTAATTATAGGACTATGTATTTACATAGCAATAAAGGTGTAGCATGGCTAAAAAAATAAAAGAAATAAATAAAATACTAAACTTGACACAACAAGAGTCAAAACAAATCTTACAGATGCTTGAAGACTTGCGTAGTATCAATGCACAGACAGATGATAAGTGTCCAATAGATTATGAACAGATATGTAAGCTAGATGCAATGGAACATCAACTTGCTAACATAGTAGGTGCTAAAGTTCTTTGTGGGCATGGACATTATACAAGATGGAGTGGGAGCTATGAATATGAAAAATAAAAAGCTGTCAAGTTTAATTGATGAGTACTATTTATCTTTTGATTTCAAGAGCTTACGAGATGAAACTAAAGTACAATATCAATATTTTCTTGGGGTAGTTTTAGATACAAAAATTGCTGATGCACAAAAATTAAGCAGTATCAATTTTTCTGATATCACTACCAAGATGGCTAAACTCGCATATGAAGAGTGGTGCGAGAGAGGTATACACCTTGCCAATCATGTCATGTCTGTGGCGAGGGTGGTATATAATTATGGCATACATATGGAGCATTGCAAAGTCAATCCATTCTCAAGCATAAAGAGAAGAACACCTATAGCTAGAAAGGTAGTGTGGACACGAGAAGATGTGAAAGCATATCTAGATGTAGCATACTCTGATTTTTACACTAGAAGTTTGGGATTGATTGTGCAGATGGCATATGAGTGGTGTCAGAGACTAGGCGATATGCGTGTAATCAAATGGGAGAACTTAAACTTGGAAGAGAATAAAATGCACATACAACAATCCAAGAGGAGAGCAGAGGTGTTTTTACCTATATCTGATGGACTAACTAAAATGCTTTTGCAACAGAAAGAAGATTTTGGTTTCCAAGAATATGTAGCACCTCGCCCTCGCCCTAGGAGAGGCATACACGAGCCTTATACAATCACTAAGCTACCAGTAGAGGGTAGAAAGATTATGGACTCTGCAGGACTCTCTAAAGAGCTTAGACTATCTGATCTTAGAAGAACGGGTACAACTGAGATGGTAGATGCCGGTGTATCAATGGGAAATATTATGTCTGTCACAGGTCATACTAATCCACAAAGTGTCAAGCCTTACATGAAAAATACCTTTGCTTCTGCTAATTTAGCATTAAGTACAAGAAAAAATTTGACACATTGTTAATCTCATGTTACAAGACATTTACATTGTCCAAACCCATATACTATATAAGGAACATATATAATGTATAACATATTAGAATTTGTTAAAGATTTAAACATTCCTATGGATGAGACACGTAGATTAAATTGTCCTATATGTAATTCATACAAAACATTTACTGCTACAAATAATATGGGTTCATTGGTGTGGAATTGTTATAAGATTTCCTGTAGTTTAAGTGGGAGTACACGTGTTAGGTTATCTGTAGATGATATCAAGTCTGTGAGTGCAAAAAAACAATTGACTACAACTGATACATTTGAGATGCCTGAATACGTTGTGCCACATAACAATAGGAAGAACCTCGTATCTTTCTGCGAGAGGTGGAAACTAGATGCAGATAAAATGAACTTACAGTATGATGTGAAAGATGACAGAGTTGTTTTTCCCATAGAACATAATGGTAAGTTAGTTGATGCAACTGGTAGAGCATTGGGTAAACGTCTGCCTAAGTGGAAAAGATATGGGAATAACCCCTTGCCATATACATATGGTTATGGTAAGGTCGCAGTAGTTGTTGAGGATTGTGTAAGTGCTTGTGTTATAGATAGCAATGTACACACGGGGGTGGCTATACTTGGAACTTCTTTGTCAGAAGAACATAAGCATTACCTCTCACAGTTCTCAACAACTATAATTGCATTAGACCCTGATGCATTACCCAAGATATTACAATTTGCAAAAGAATTACGTGGACATGTACCCAACATCCGTGTACTTAGATTGCAAGATGACTTAAAATATAGAAATGAAGATGATATTAACAACTTGTATAAACTAACCCCAAAGGAGTAATATATATGGAAAATTCACTACTTAGAAGTTTAATGGACAAAGAGTTCTACAAAGAGCATCGTGGAGCTAGGTGTCCAGATAGATTGTTCAGCAAGGATGCTAGGAAGATAAAGCAGACTATAGACCTAGCTATGGACAGATATGAACGTACAGTCACTGCTGATGAGATAGAGGCTTTGTTTATATCAAGCAATCCATCTATGTCTACTGCACAGAAACAGGCATACATATCCTTGTTTAGGTCTATCAAGAATGAGCAACCTTTAGGTGCTGATGTTGCACAAGAGGTGCTGTCTAAATTGTTTCAGCAGGTAGTTGGAGAAGACATTGCTAATCTAGGATTTGATTATGTCAATGGTCAACAGACTAGCCTAGAACCATTACGGATGCTACTAGAACAATACAATGATGATTTTACACCAGACTTGAATGTTGAGTGGGATGACTTAGATATTGAATCACTACTAGCTAAGAATGATCTTGAGGCACGTTGGAACTTCAACATACCTGCTTTAACAAGACAACTTGAGGGTATCAATGCTGGTCACTTGATTGAGGTAGGTGCTAGACCTAATACTGGTAAGACATCTTTTCATGCGAGTATGATTGCATCTCCCGGAGGCTTTGCACATCAAGGTGCTAACTGCATTGTGTTGTGTAATGAAGAGGGTAGTCACAGAGTTGGTGCTAGATACTTGACTGCATCTACGGGTATGACTATGAAACAGATCAAGACTAATCCAAGCATGGCAAGAGATTTGTATGCACCTGTCAAAGATAAGATAAAGATAAAGGATGCGACTGGTCGTGATATGTCTTGGGTTGAGAGTGTGTGTAAGTCTTACAAACCTGATGTTGTACTACTTGATATGGGAGATAAGTTTGCTAGGACTGGTGGTTTTGCAAGAACAGATGAGGCACTGAAAGCTAATGCCGTTCATGCTCGTATGATTGCCAAGCAACATGAGTGTGCTATCTTTTATATGTCTCAACTATCTGCTGATGCAGAGGGTAAGATATTACTTAATCAATCTATGATGGAAGGCTCACGTACTGGTAAAGCTGCAGAGGCAGACTTGATGATACTCATTGCAAAGAATCCACCCAAGCAAGAAGATGGTGACGAAGAGGATTTGCAAAGACATCTAAACATTGTCAAGAATAAGTTGTCAGGTTGGCATGGAGTCATTACTTGTCAGCTTAATTACCAAGTTGGTAGGTACGAGGCATGAATGATTACCCTGATCTATTTGGGTATTCTAAACCTATTAATGAACCACAAAAGACTTATGTGTGTATCAAGTGTAACATAGAACAACCTGCTACTAATTTTTATGTTGTATTTTCTGGTGAGGTAAAGAGGACTTGTCAGTCATGTGTGAAAGGACATTTCAATACAATTAAAAGATTGCGTAAGGAAAATAAATATCCTGATGAAGACTACTGTTGTCCTATATGTACTCGTGACGCAAAAGAGATAGGTAAATATGGACAAGTTAAAATGTCTAAATGGGTTCTAGATCATTGCCACGATACTCAAACATTTAGGGGTTGGATATGCCATCATTGTAATACTGGATTAGGTGGATTTAAAGATGACTTGACAAAAGTAAAAAGAGCAGTTAAGTATTTAAAGAAACATAAGGAGAAATTAGATGAAATTAACACTTGATGTAGAAAATACAGTTACTACTAGAGATGGTAAGTTACACCTAGACCCTTTTGAAACTGAGAATGAGTTAGTTATGGTTGGTTGTTTGACGGATAAAGGCGAACAGTATTTATTCAGAGAGAACTTTGAGGGAGTACAAGAACTTCTAGACCAAGCTACCATACTTATAGGGCATAACATAGTACACGACTTAATGTGGATATGGGAATGTGGTTTTAAATATGAAGGTCCAGTGTTTGATACTATGCTAGGAGAATATGTATTACAACGTGGTGTAAAGAAAGCTCTATCTCTTGAGGCATGTGCTGAAAGATATGAGTTAGCTACACAGAAACAAGATACCTTAAAAGAATATTTTAAGAAAGGATTCTCTGTTGCTGATATACCACCAAATGAATTATCAGAATACTTGTCAGCAGACTTACATGCTACACAGCAATTGTCAGATGAGATATACAGAAAACTAAATACAGTTGAGTATGCTGAGTTAATGGACACAGTTGTATTGACTAACAAAGTTGCCTTGACTTTAGCTAAGATATATCAAAAAGGTTTTGCTGTAGACTTAAATAAATTAGAAGAGGTTAGAGTAGAGTTTGAGACAGAAAAGCATGAGATAGAGAAACGTCTTAAACTACAAGTAAAGCAGTTGATGGGCGATACACCTATCAATTTAAATAGTCCAGAGCAGATGTCTTGGGTTATATATAGTAGAAAGCCTAAAGATAAAACTACTTGGACACATAACTTTGATTCATACATGAAGAAATTAGATTATGTAAATACAGTCAATGAAACATCTGATGTTTTATATAGAACTATAGCTGTAAAATGCAAAGATTGTTTTGGGTCAGGAACTATGAGAAAGGTAAGAAAAGATGGAAAGCCTTATGTTAAACAACCCAAGTGTAATACTTGCAATGGTACTGGCTACACTTTTAATAATAGCCCAAAAATAGCTGGACTAAAGTTCTCTGCACCATCTGCTAAATGGGTAAGTGCAAATGGATTTAGTGTTAATAAAAAGTTTCTTGATGTTCTACAAGATACTGCTAAGAAGTTAAATATGTCAGATGCATTAAGTTTCTTATCAGACTTACAAAGATTATCTGCACTAGATACTTACTTGTCATCCTTTGTGCAAGGTATAAAGACTTATGTAAAGCCTGATGGTAAGCTACATGTAAGACTACTACAACATAGAACATCTACTGGTAGATTCAGTGGTGCTGATCCTAACATGCAGAACATGCCTAGAGGTGGCACGTTCCCTGTTAAAAAAGTATTTGTATCACGTTGGGATAATGGAAAGATAATGGAGGCAGACTTTGCACAATTGGAATTTAGGGCTGCGGCATATTTATCACAAGATAAGGTCGCTATTAAGGAAGTGTCAACTGGATTTGATGTACACTCGTATACGTCTAAAGTTATCACTGATGCTGGTCAGCCAACGAGTAGGCAAGAGGCTAAAGCACATACGTTTGCACCGTTATATGGTGCGACTGGGTTTGGGAGAAGTAAAGCAGAAGCCTCATACTATGAACACTTTACAGAAAAGTACAAAGGCATCAAAGCTTGGCATACCCGATTGGCTAAAGAAGCTCTAGCTACAGGCAAGATAACTACACCATCAGGAAGACAGTTTGCATTCCCGGATGTGCATAGATTGATGTCTGGTAAGATAACTAACTTCACACAGATAAAGAATTATCCTGTACAATCATTTGCTACTGCTGATATAGTGCCTTTGATACTGATGTATATAGAAAAGAAGTTAGAACCATATCAGTCTTGTGTAGTCAACAGTGTGCATGATTCCATAGTAGTAGATGTACACCCAAATGAAGAGAGAGAAGTATTAGATGTTATAAAAATAACTAATGAGAATATGATATCTTTAATAGAAAAAGAGTTTAAATTAGAGTTTAATGTGCCACTATTATTAGAGGCAAAAATAGGTACTAATTGGCTTGACACTAAAGATGTTGCGTGATATAACTAGGCACTTATTGAAAGGAGAAAAAAGTAAATGAATGATTTAATTAATATAAATACAGATAGCTATGCAGATTTAGCTAAAGCTATGGGAATAGCTACAGAGGTTTCTGCAAAGCCAAAGAAGTCTGGTAATTTAAACAGACTAAGAATATGGCATACACCTATTATGGGTCAAGCTGAGATTAATGGTAAGATGGCTAATGTTGAGGTCATTGAGGGTGGAGCATATAGATTAGAAGTTGTAGAAGAAAGTGGCTCTACATTCTATTATGCTAAGAATATAAGCATTCGCCCATTCATGCAAAGGTTCATGTTAAGAAGATACATAGCCAATCTCAATGCAAAAGCAGGCGAACCAAAGGGTATGTTCCATAGAACTATTATGTCTGATAATCTTAATAGTGATTTGAAAGACAATACAGGTAGGTTCAACTGTGGTAAACCATCAGGTTACATAGAAGACTTCAAAGCATTAGCACCTGACATGCAAGACTTGATAAGACAAATCAAACGTGTGCGTGTTATCTTTGGTGTCGTTACTTTGGATGAGCCTACTGATGAGAAAGGACAACCTACAGAATTAGGTGATGTACCTTTCATTTGGGAGATAGATAATAAAGATGCTTTCAAAACTTTAGGTGAGCAGTTTAATGAGTATGTTAAGAAGTCTAGATTGCCTATACAGCACATGATACATCTTAATGGTACTAAGGCAAACGAGCTACCTAATGGAAGTAGTTTCTATACTCCTATCGCCAACGTAGACTTCTCTGAAGCATTTGATGTTACAGAAGAAGATCAGAAGTTATTTGGAGACTTTGTTGATTGGATAAAGAACTTCAATGACTACATCTGTAAAGAGTGGGAAGAAAAAGTAGAGTCTAGGCAGAACCCTGTTTCTGAAGAAGAGATGGAAACTGTAGAGTCTTTCATTGACATTGAGGGTAATAGCTAATGAATCATGTCGCTGAACTGAAGTTGCACCAATACATGACTGATGCAGTCAATGGTAAATCTAGTATGTCAGATGAAATTATTCATCAAGTAGCCAATGACGTAAAAGATGCATTGCAACGTCAGTTTGGTGGTAAGGTTAAAAGAAAAGACTTTACCCTACGTATGTCAAATGTAGGCAGACCCACTTGTCAACTTTGGTATGAAAAGAATAAACCTGAGACTGCTTTACCTAGATCAAATAACTTTATGATGAACATGATGTTAGGAGATATAGTTGAGGCAGTCTTCAAGGGTTTACTCAGAGGTGCTAAAGTAGACTATGAAGAGTCTGATACTGTTACTCTTAAATGTAAAGATGCAGAAGTATCAGGTTCTTATGACTTAGTTATTGATGGAGCAGTTGATGATGTTAAGTCAGCATCTGATTGGTCTTATAAAAATAAGTTTGAGTCCTATGACACACTAAGCAGTGGTGATGGATTTGGATATGTAGGACAACTTGCTGGTTATGCAAAAGCTTCAGGTAAGAAAGTTGGTGGTTGGTGGGTTGTAAACAAAGCCAATGGTCACTTTAAATATGTACCTGCAAGTGGACTCAATCTAGATGATGAGATAAAAAAGATTGAAGACACTGTAGCTACTGTCAATGCTAATAAGTTTGAGAGATGTTTTGAGCCAGAGGAAGAAAAGTTTAGAGGCAAACCTACTGGCAATACAGTTTTAAATACTAACTGTAAATTTTGTGATTATAGATATGATTGCTGGGATTTAACTGATAAACCTGCCATTATGTCTAAAGCACAGACACCTAAAATTGTCTCGTATATTCAACTAGGAAAGGAGTAATAGAATGAGTAAATCACTAGATGAATTAAAATCCAATATTGAAGAAATGGAAAAGCAATTAGCTGAAGCAAAAAAAGAATACCGTGAAATGCGTACAGCAGGGTTGCGTGATGCTATGGAAGCTAGAAAAGTAGCTGATGAAGCTGTAAAAGAGGAACTAAAGAGTTTAGGTTATCAAACTTCTTATAGTCCTTTCACGGGTATAACGTGGCGAAACTTCTAAGTGTCTCCTCATAGAGTAAGAAGAGAAGCTATAAAGTATGGGTATAGGAGTGGGTTAGAACATGCTATCTCACTCTACCTAAAAAAATTGAAACATAAATATGATTATGAATCAATAAAGATAGAGTGGGAAGATTTAACCTACCGTACCTATACACCAGACTTTATATTAAATAATGGCATAATTATAGAAACTAAAGGAAGGTTCTTAGCTGCAGATAGAAAGAAACATCTCTGTATAAAAAAGCAACATCCTAAACTAGATATAAGATTTGTCTTTACAAATAGTAGAAATAAGCTTAGTAAAGGTGCTAAGTCTAGCTATGCACAATGGTGTATCAAACATGGTTTTAGATACTATGACAGAATTATACCTGAAGATTGGCTAAAAGAAAAAGGTAAAAATAAACACTTGAACTTTATTAAATTTTCAGGTACAAAGGTAAGGAGATAATATATGTTAGAAAGAAGAAATCCAAACTCATGTTTCATAGAACTAAATCCTATATGTGATAAAAGCTATTGGACTGGAGAACTAGAAGTTAATATCATAGCATCTGAAAAGAGTGACCTTGATAAAGAAAGTAAAGAAAGTTTATTGCATCTATCTCAATTGGTTGCATCTACTGTAGCTCTCATGGAGCTAGACCCTAAGTTAACACTAAGACTAGAAGAGTTTGTAAATGAGGCAGAAGAAGAGATAAGGGAAAAGAATAAACCTATAGTAACTAAATCTGTTGAGGGTAATGTAATATCCTTAAACTTTGAAAAGAAGAAATAATGTTAAGACATATGGAGTATATGAAAATGAAAAAACAACAAGCAGATATGCAGTCTGATAATTTAGACATGGTTAATAGTCCTATTCATTATAACAAAGCAGGTATTGAAACTATTGATGCCCTAGAAGCTATGCTTGTTGACGGATTTGATTATTACTTACAAGGAAATGTAGTTAAATACTTATGGAGATTTAGATACAAGAATGGTATAGAAGACCTAAAGAAAGCACAATGGTATCTTAATAAACTTATTGAGGTTTATGATGATAAGAGTTAAGATGATTATAACTCTCTCTGTTGATAAAGAAGAATATCCAATACCAGCAGACGGAAATGTAGGAGAAGAAGTAGAAGATTATATTAAAGATATGATTTATGATTTAGAAGGTATAAAGATTAGAACTATAAAAACAATAACAGAGGAGAAATAGATGTTACAAAATTACTTACCCACAGACTATCAAAACTTCATAGCACTCTCTCGCTATGCAAGATGGAAAGACGATGAACAACGCAGAGAGAATTGGTCAGAGACTGTAGACAGATACTTTGATTACATGAGCAATCATTTATCTAATAACTACAACTACAATATTACAAAAGCCTTAAAAGAAAAACTTACAGATCAGATAATGTCTCTAGGTATTATGCCAAGTATGAGAGCATTGATGACATCAGGACCTGCACTAGACAGATGCCATGTAGGTGGTTACAACTGTAGCTACATACCCGTAGATAGTCCACGTAGTTTTGATGAGTGTATGTATATTCTTATGTGTGGCACTGGTGTTGGTTTCTCTGTAGAACGTGAGAACGTAGACAAGTTGCCTATAGTCAATGAACACTTTGAGGACAGCACTACTATCATCAAAGTTGCAGACAGCAGACCCGGATGGGCAAAAGCATTAA